CTGATATTTCCCAGAGCGGAGCGCTTTCACCCAATCTGCTTTAAGCTTCGCGTCCATCTCACTCTCCAGTCATGATGCTTGTGCTGCTTTACGGGCGCGGGCCAAAGCGGCGCCGAAGGTCCACGGCGATGTGATGGCGATCTCACGGAAGGCTTCCGGGATGTAAAAAGTCTCGGGATTGCCGCTGAATATCACGGTCACGTTGCCAAGATGCTCTGCGGGGCTACCGAGCGCGGCGAAGTATTGAGCGTGAAGGCACTTGCCGCTATCGTCATAGCAATAAACGCGATCCGCCGGCATCGTCTCCAGCCACGCAATGAGGCTATCGAGAGAAAATACATCAGCCTGGACTGGTCGCTTTCCAGTGGATTCGTTGTAGAGCATTCTCGTTCTCCTATGCGGGGGCTTTCAGTGTTTAAGATCGAAATTGGAGCGATAAAAACGCGACGCCTTGTTAGCCTTTGGCCGGGCTCGCACAGGTGTTCCAATCCCCATCAACAGATTGGCGTAGTGCGTCTGGATAACCCTCGTTGAGCATTCAAGTTCGCGGGCTACGGCCTTGGGCTTGCGGCCACGCTTGTAAGCCGTCCGGATCAACGCAATCTCGCTTTCAGTGAAATGTTGCTGGCGCGTTCGCTTATATTTCCAATCGTCGATTGTCATGCCGTGGCTTTCAGGGATGCGAGGGCGCGACGTTCCTTCTCAGCTTCTTGGCTTCGGAATGCGTTCATCCATTCCGCGACGGTATGAAGCATTTCGCCCCTCGTTAGATGTATTGTGTAAGAGCACTCGTGGCCCTTTCCTTGCACCCAAGGCCCGTGACAGCTCAGAGTGAACGTGGCTTCGCGCTTATCCGAATCGTAGCCGGTGGCCGCGTTACCGCTGGCATCATCCAAGATCGGCTTCTTTGCACGCTCTTTTGTTAACTTCACGTCCGTCTCTCCAATGGCCTTGATGCTGTTCGTTGCGGAGCCGCGCGCTTGAATCCCGCGCTCTGAATTTTGCGTTTCGGTCCCGTGATGCCCAGGTGCTTCGCGCGCTTGCGGGCGATGGTGGATTTCTCGGCTACATCTGTTCGCGTCTTAACTGCATGACATGGCACGCATAGCAGTTGCAGGTTATTTTCTCGATGTGCGCCGCCGTTAATGAGCGCAACGATATGGTCATAGGCCGGTCGCAGTTTTCCAACAATCGCAAGGCCGCAGGCCGCGCAACGTCCATCGGCCAGATCAAACACACGGACCTTAACCCGTGCAGGAATGTTTTGGTCATCGTCGGCTCCGATCCATTCGGGCAATTCGCGGCTCATGCTCCGACGCGCTCCTTTGCCAGCCACGCCTGATATTGCGTGTCAATGTTGAACCAAAGCATTCGCGAGGCATGAACCGTGTTCAGCTCCGCGCGTGAATTTACGCTGCACATATCTCTGACGGCCTCTGCGGCTTCATTTTCGTCGACCGGATCGTATTTGCATTCCTCTCGGAGGAACGCGCGGAACGTCGGCTCCGCGCATCTGATCCCGGCTTGTTGTGCGGGTTGTAAATCTTTCCAGTCCCGCTTCGCTCCAGCCGGCTTGTCCTTATCCGGCTGGAGCGTGGGGGATGTTGAGGCAAATGGTTTCGGTTTCTCCTTTTCAGCTCGAGTGATCGGCAACTCTTGATCGTTGATCTCGACCAGCACGGCAATGAACCTTGTACCCATTGCGGCGCGTGTAATGCGCTCGTCCATATCGACGCCTTGAACCGTGAAGGATACGCGCCAGTCGCCATTCTGCATTTGACGGAGCGAATCCTTTTTCGCTTCGAAGGATATGGCGTTGTCTCTGGCGAGTTCGGCGGGCGTCATGATCGGTCCTTAGAAAGGAATTTCGTCGTCAAGTTGCTTTGCGAGATTGTCCGACACGCCACCGATAACGCGCTGCGGGTTTGGGCCGCTTGTGATCGGGTCTTCGCGTCTGACCGGCGCACGGTCGCGGGCAGTCGGAACGCGAACACGGATGGCGGGGCCGACCTTGCCTTGGAAATCAACCATCACCGAAAACAGGATCAGCGGTTGATCAAACCAGTCTTCGGTATCGTCGCCGTAGGCATCGCTGATGGTGTTCGAGTTTGTCTTATTGAGAATCATTGCCTTTTCTTTGCCCTTGAAATACAGGGCCAACTTCATGTCATCGCCAAGCTTTTCTTTCTCGACATGCTGCATGATAACTTTTACGTCACGGCCTTGCAGGTCGGCGGCTTTTAAATACCGGCTCGGAAACTCTTCAGAAATTTTCATGATATTTTTCCTGTCGTTTGAGTTGTCTAACTTTGAGATTGTGTTTTTCAGTGAGCGCGCGCTTGCAGATTAAGCAGGCGCGCTGGTTTGTGTTTTTCTGGCGGTATGTGTTCTCCTCTGTGTACTCATGGCCTCGCTTGCAGTGAGTTTTCAGTTCGTTGAATTTGCCTGATCGCCCCTTGTTAACGCGGTCATCTACGTTGTCTTGGTTGGTGCCAAGGAATAGATGATCGGGGTTGACGCAAAGACGGTTGTCGCAGCGGTGCAGAACGTGAAGGCCGGGAGGTATCTCGCCGTTGTATGCGGTCCACGAAAATCGGTTCGCGCGCTGCTGCCGATTATTATATTTGAGGTGTGCGTACCCCTTCGCGTTCGTGCTTCCGAGCCAAAGCCAACAGCCGCTATTTGGCTCTGGAATTGATCCGGCCATGATGCGGGCTATCGGAGCATAGCTCTGCGGAAAATGTTTCATCACTTAATCCGTATCGACAACGAAGGCGCAGAATTGCTCAATGAATATCCAGGGACTGCTGCGCCGCCCTTAAGTGCTTCCTTGACCTTGGTCCGATCAACATCACGGGAAATCTTGCAGAGCGAATCCGGTAACTGTGCCGGGTCGGCGTCGCCAACCAACTGTTGCGTCCCGGCGCGAAGCGATAGCGTGGCCTCGGGAAGCTCGATCTTGGGCAAATCGGCAGCCTGCATGATCTTGAAGGCGAGTTCGCGCAACGTTTCGATGCGATGCTCAAATCTGTCCTTGCGGGATTTCAGTTCCTCGAAACGATCTTTGGTCCCGATGACAAGGGCCTTCGTGTCTTCAATGCGTCGGACAATCGTTGTCAAAATCTCGTTGAAGTCGGTTTCGCTTTCCAGCGTTGCCAGCCACGCTTCGTTGTCCTCGACAATCTCGGGGTGAACGAGCTTGATGTTTTCGATCTGCAGGCGGATGTTCTGTTCAGGCTGCATGATTGAGATTTCCCGGGGGATCGCAAACCAGGGCATAGCCGCCGCCGTAATTGTGTTGCTTGAGAAAGCCCGCAATGCCGCCTTCATGTCCCGTGGCAATCGCGATTATTTCAGACAGCCAAGTTACCGGGATTTCGCCATCATGTACGATGACGCAGGACCAGCCCGCGCGAAGGCTCGCGATATTATTCCGCTCGGTAGCTTCAATCTCAAAAAAGCAGCCACCGTTTGCACCTTCGCCATTGAAGGCATTTGCACAAATGTGTTTGGCAGGTTTAGGCTGCACGGTCGCTCTCCACCGGCTTTGCCTCATAGGTAGCTTCCGCCGCGATGATGTTGGCTAGCGCGGCTTCCAAAACCTTGCGGGCTTGCGCCAGTTCGTCTTGCGCGTGCGTGGTAAAGGCGAGCTTGCATGGAAGCGCCTTTGCGTGACGGGCGGCCATCTCAGCACCGGCTTCGATGAAATGCAGGCGGGGTTTTACCTTGATATCCCAATCGGCGAGGGTCATGTGGATATTCTCCGGCTTCGCCTGTCATGTGCGGCCCGCATCAATTCTGGCGCATACTTTGAAATGATCTGATGTACATACTGCATCGAAACTCCGATCTGACCGGCGCATTGACGTAGTGTCAGGCCGCGACGATAGGAGGCTATGATGCGGGCTTTTCGCGCTGCTGTGACAGTTCTCATATGCGGACTCATGCTGCGAACTCCTGCATCATCTGGGCTACGGCGACTTCGTCATAGGCGTAGTTGGTGGCTTCGCTGATCTCGCCCAACGTCGCCAAATCCTGCATTGCCAGTTCATAGACGCGGCGGGCTTCGAACGTGGTTTCGTGATATTCCCGCTGGGCAAACAGGCGTTCGCGTTCCCAGCGCGGGGAATTGCGGTAGGGCGCAGCATCGGCCATGCGCTGATTATACCGGGCGAGCTGGGGTTTCGTGAGATCGTTGAACCATCTGCTGGCGGTTGCTTCCGCGCGCTCGAGCCGTTCCTGATCTTCATTGACGGGACGGGATTGAAGGAAGCGGCTGCGGTGGAAATCTTCTGACATCAGGCGGCCCTCTGTTGGGCGAACTTCACGCCATGTGCTATTCCGATGTCCCGAGAACGCTTGACCATCCATGACGGATGATCGCTCTTGTCGCCGAGCAACGCGTCAGCAAGTGACTTCATGGCGCCCCCGCCTCCGCGCTGCGTAAGACAAACGCCGTCCTTGACGAGTTCGTAAACGCCGGCATGGCGATGAAAAATCTGAAAGCCGCGATACTGAACCGGCTTAACCTGAGTGCTGAAAAATTCTGGCTTGCCGATCGGGTCTGCCGACCAAGGATTGAGGTAGTGAAAGGTTTGCTTAGCGGTCATTTTCCTGCCCTCTCCCGTTGGCGATTGCCGATCTGATGGAAAGGAGCATAACCTAGGTTATTATAACCGTCAATAAGAAAAGTTATAATTCCAGACAAAAAGATTGTGCGGCGCAATAATTCGCGATTTTTATTGGCTAAGCGTCAGGGTTTTCTTCAAATCGAGCTTGATTCGGACGATGATCGATTGAGTAACGGCCGGCGAAACATTGCCAAGCTGAAACCATGATCGCATTGCCTGTTCTTCGGTCGAGCAGGCCAAAAAAGCATTTTCGGCGTTCATTCGCAGGCTATTTGCTCCGATTCCATCCAATGCCGCTGCAATAACGCACGATCGGAAGCTTTCTATCAGCCGATCCCGTTGGGCGGTTATTGAATCTTGGGAAAGGGCCGAAGAGGTCAGCCCGCTAAAAGCAGCTATCAGAAGCCACTTTTTCACCGGCCCGATTCCTTACCGACCGCGACATGGCACTTCTGCCAGTCGGCTTTCTTGATAGTGAATTTCTTTGGAGGGTTGGTCTGGCTGACGTGATAGAGCGTGGCTGAAGCGTCCGGGGAGCGCTCCAGGTACTTTAAAATGGCTTCGACCGTGCCATCCTCCCGAATCCCCTGGAAAACGCACGGGTCGCCTTTTCTGGCGTGCAGGCGGGGATCCACATATGCAATATCGTTTTCATTATACTCACGCGCCATCGAATCGCCTTTGACCCGGACGCCATAGCCGTCCCTGATGCCGATCAGGCGTTTTGGGCGACTGGTAAAGGTGAAGGGCTCGTTTTCCAAGACAAGGGCACCTTTGCCGCCCTGCACGATGGAATAAACGGGCAGGTCCGCTTCCCCCATAAGGTCCGCGCCCGGAATAATATTCAATGTCGGGTTGCGGACAGGCGGGTTAATCTTCTCAGGTTGGTTAATGTTCCCGTCACTGTGCTGTGAAAGTGAGGGATCAAGCTTGGAAAGGGGAATTTCGAGCACTTGCCCGATTTTGGGGAAATATTTTGATTTTCGGGTGGCCCCCGCCTCAATTTTTTTGATAGCGACTTGGGAAATGCCCACACGACGGCCCAGCTCGGCTTGCGTCCAGTCGCGCCTAACTCGTTCTGTTTTAATTAAAATCCCGGGTTCCATGGCCCGGTAGTATATAACGTCGGTTATTGGTTGTCCTGATAACATTGGTTCTTGACTTTCTCATAACCTGCGTTATTTTGCGGTTATGGAGAAGTCACCAATTGAACAGGCTATCGATCTGGCAGGCGGTTCCGAGGCGAAACTCGGGGCTGAAATCGGCTTTTCCCAAGTGGCAGTCAACAAAGCAAGGCGGGCAGGGCGTGCAAGCCCTCGCATGGCCTTGGCAATTCACCGCTTCACAGGCGGTCTAGTTCCAGCTTCCTCAATTCGTCCGGATATGTGGGCGCGGCCGGAAGATGTGCCGCCGCAAGTCTCCGAACCGGAAGCCGCAGCATGAAAAGCGCGCGACAATCGACCGGGGCAGCCGATCATCGCGCGCTATCGATCGGCAAATATGCGCCGTCGAACAGTATCCTAATTCCTCCCCGTGATCCTCCGCTCGAACGCGGCATAGTCGCGCAAGCGCTGATTGACATAGCTTTCGTGCTGTTTGTTTCGGTGACTTCGCTCGCCATCGCAGGCGGGCTGTTCATTCTGCTTTTCGTAAAGACGTAACACCCGCGCGGTTGCCGCCGCTAGCGGGAAGAAGGTCGTTGGTTCGTTGTCGTTGGTCTTCATGCCGTCAGTCAACAGCATGAGGATTCCGAAAAATGGAAAAGGCTTCCGGAGTAGGTGTTGTGCGTAAAGCAATCTCAGTTGTGGCTGGAGTGAGAGAGTGGGGAGATACCCGCGAAAGCTGGTTGGCCCGCGTCCCCCGCAGAGTTCCGACCGTTACGTTTCGCACCGTGAAGGCATTGTTTTATGGCGAGATTGACGATCCCGAGCACTGGGCGGCGCGCGATATTCGCAGAGCCGCTGAACTTATCGAGGCACGTAAAGAGGCGTCCGCCCTTGCATCTCAATTTGAAACAATCGCGGGAGGCCTCGATGCCACGGACGCGGATTTTCATAGCGCGGATGTTGCTGCGCTTGTCCATGTGGCTCGCCTCCTTCGCGGTAAAGATAGCCCCGGAAATAAAGGCTAACTAGCATGGATGCAATTTGCAACGATTTCAATTCCGCAGTGGTCGAACCCTCCGCTGCGGATACGGACGCCGCAACCGCCGCCCACTCCCCTGCGGCGTCCGTTCTTACATGGTGGACCTCAGAACGCATTGACGAACTGAAATCGCTTTGGGCCACGGGCGCGTCAGCAGCGATCATAGCCGGCGAAATGCAAACAACCCGCAATGCCGTACTCGGGAAGGTTCACCGGCTTAAGCTGAACCCGAGAGAATGCCGAAACGGCTATTATTACGGGACGGTCATCACATTTGGGGAAGCAAAGCTTAGGCCGCGAAAGCGCTATCCTGCCCGACCCAAGACTGTCTATCCCACGCGAGAAAGCAAGCCACGACTTCGCGTTCCTCGCCCGAATTTCAAACCCGCCATCATGCCCGTCATGTCCGTAATAACAGGCGCATTCGTGACCTCCAAAAAGCGCAAGCCAATGATTGGCGAGTTCACCAAAAACCAGCTTCGCGCGATGCTGACACAAGCCATGGTCAATACCGCCGCGATGGAAATCCTGCCGTGAAACGCAATTCTATCGCTCACCAAATCCATCAAAAGCGCCGTCAACTGCGCGCTGCGAAGCCGAGATCAGAACTCGCGGCGAAATTGTACTTCGAATTGCGGCGGTTATTGACCAAACAGCTTCAAGTTGAAAACCGGCTGGATCGGAAACTAGCTGTATGATTGATCCGTTCGCCGATCTCCCGCGCGGGCATTACGGGGCGATCCTCGCTGATCCGCCGTGGGGTTTCAATCTGTGGTGGGGTGGTCGGTCGAACAAGACGCCTGCAGGCGTGCCATCACGCGCCACGAAACCACATTACGAGGTTATGCGTGAGCCTGAATTGAACGCGCTCCCAGTCGGCACCTTGGCTGCAGATGATTGTGTGCTGTTTCTCTGGACGTGCTGGCCTGTGCTGGAATGGTCGCTGAGAACTATCGCGGCATGGGGGTTTGAATACAAAACTTGCGGGTTTTGCTGGGTGAAGGGCCACGCCCGCCAAATAGAGATGTTTCGGGACGACATCGATCCACACATGACGTTGGGATATTGGACGCGCTCCAACTCCGAGGTTTGCCTGCTGGCGACACGCGGTAAGCCGAAGCGCTCCGACGCGGGAATCAAACAAGCCATCGTCGAGCCGCGTCGCGAGCACAGCCGCAAGCCCGACTGCGTTCACGGGCGCATCGAAAGACTCGTCGCCGGTCCCTATCTGGAATTGTTCGCCAGATCCCCGCGCAGCGGCTGGGACGTATGGGGCAATCAGACCGACAAGTTCGCAGAGGCGGCGGAATGAGAACCTTTCATTATGTTCGTCACCCCGACAAGCTCGACTGGCTGCGCTTGGGCTGGATCATCGCCAAGCCAAACTGCCGAATGTACATGGACGAATTTTCGGTGACTATGGAATGGCTGTGCGACTGCGAAATGGTCAAGCCTCGCCCTGCCAGCACTAATAGCACCGCGTTGAACGCAACTTTGAGTAACTGGCTAGTCAGCCGTCAAAACCGCGTTCCCGAAACCGCTGGCGAGCGGGAGACCGTGTGAGTATTTCCGATAGCAAGCGCGCGGAAATTTCAACCATCGTTCGTGAGATAAAGTCGGGCACCGCCTATTTTTCTGGAATGGGCATTTCGATCAATTCCTCGCACGAGATGAATGAAGCTATGGAGATCATCAAGCGCATCGAGCGCCGGATGATTGAGAATCAGCAATCCGGGGGAAGCAAATGACCGAGCCGAAAGTGGGCGACAACAGCCAGCTTAAAGCGATTGTTGAGCGCATTGAGCATGTTGAGGGCGAGATTAAAGACCTTCAGAACGACAAGGGCGAGATTTATCAGGAAGCGAAGTCGCACGGTTATGACGTGAAGGTGCTTCGCAAGGTGATTGCCCTCCGCCGCATGGACCCGTCTGCTCGTGTCGAGCAGGCTTCCGTCATGGAGGCTTACATTCATGCATTGGGGATGCTGGCGTGATCGATTTTTACGAAAGCCGCGAATGGCTGGACCTACGTTACCGCGTCCTGCAAAAGGCTGCGGGTAGCTGCAAATTATGTGGTTGTCGGGCGACCGCCGATAATCCAATTCAGGTCGATCATATCAAGCCGCGCTCGCTTCACCCCGAGCTTGCCCTTGTCGAATCCAATATGCAGGTGCTTTGCCAAAGCTGCAACAAGGGCAAGAGCAACAAGGACGATACAGATTGGCGCTGGAAAGCCTCCCACGAATTAACAGCTGGCATGAACCGAAGGGCTGCTATACTCGCTAGCGCAGATCCGGGACAAAAGGCGAAGTTAGAGCAGCTCGGTTGGCTCCGTCAAAACGACGTTGATCTGCAAATCCGCCGGGAAGCTGAGAAACAATACAAGGCTCTTTGGAAAGAGGTTGAAGCTGATTGGCTTGCGAAGGGCGAGCCGAAATGAACCGCCCCTGGATGCCCCTTTATGTCGGCGATTACCTTGGCGATACGGGGCACCTGACCACGACGCAGCATGGGGCCTACCTTCTCCTGATGATGCACTACTGGCGCAAGGGCGAGCTTCCAGACGACGATAAACAGCTGTCGAAGATCACCAAGCTACCACTGAAGGTTTGGACTGAATACCGGGAGACCTTGCAGGATTTTTTCTACGATGGATGGCGACATAAGCGGATCGATGCCGAGCTACAGCGAATGACCAAGGTTTCCAATGCCAGAGCGATTGCTGGGCAAAAGGGAGGAATTGGTTCGGCACTTTCTCGAATAAAGCTGGAAAATGCCTCGCTATCCAAACACGTCCCTCGCCAAGCAATTGCTTACCAAATGCCCAGCAACGCTACAGCAATCGTCAACCACTCACACTCACAAAGTAAGAAAGAAGAAGGGGCCACCAAGGGGAAAATAACCGCGACCCCCGAGCTAGAGGCCATTCTTTCCAAACAGCGAGCCTGAGCATGAAACCCCACCGTGAAATCGACTTCGACAAGAAAGCGGAAGCGGCCCGAACCGATGCTCGAGGCCCGACTGCTGAGCGTATCTGGAAAGCCGATGGGGCGTTTGATCTTGGCGGCGACGATCGGGTAGGGCGGACCTACATCTTCTCCGATAGCCCCTTGGGCCGCATGTTCAAGCGCCATGCCATCGATCCAATCGAGTTCACCGCACTGCAGCGATACAAACATCATTGGTATCACGGGGGACTGTTATCCTCGATGGGAAGCGTTGATTTGAATCGGGTTTTTGCCTGCGACCCCTCGAATATGAGTGGCATGGCGAAATCAGAACGCCAGGCATTTCACAGGCAGCAATACCGGGAAGCAAGGGAACTGATCGGTCATCGCCCAGGTATCGTGGTGGACAACGTTGTCTGTGCGGAATGGCCCCTGCACGTCGCCGGCCATTCCATCGGCTACGACAGCCCGCACCGGGCTCGCATGGCGGCATCGCAGATATTGAGGGACGCCGGCTATCGGCTGGCCCGGCTTTGGGGGATCAGTTGACAAGGGGCGGCAAATCACATTTTGTTGGTACGTTCGCAAGAGCCACGGCCCGTTCGGAGAAATCCGCGACGGGTTTTTGCATTTAGGAGGCTGGCATGTCGGCCCAAGTAATCCAATTCAAGCCGCGTCCAAATCCCGTGCGCGACGCCCGCAAGCCTGCGAAGCAATGCTAACCGCCTATTGGACCCCGTTCTTCGCATGGGCTGAAATGCTGGAAGATCCTATCGACTGGAACGCGATCAAGCCAAAGGAGCCCGCGTGAGCCGACTGACATCAAAAGCACGAAACAAACTTCCAGCCAAAAAACCATAACACTTAGAGGCTAAATGGCTAAAGCACCGCTTGAAATCAAATCTTTGGCGCGGAAATATACAACGCAAGCCGTTGAAACTCTTGTCCATATTATGCGCCAGCCAGATGCACCGCCAGCTTCACGCGTCATGGCGGCCAATTCATTGCTAGATCGCGGCTGGGGCAAGCCAGATGCAACGGTAACCATCGATGACAAGCGCGATTCGACAGATTGGACGCGAGCCGAACTGGTCGCCTTCCTCGTTGACGCCAGAAATGGCAGCTCGGGAACTGTTGAGGCGATTGGACGCCCAAGAGAACCTGATAGCGTTCACTGAATACACATTTCCGCGATACCGAACCGCGCGGCACCATCGCATCATTGCAAACCAGCTTGAGCGGGTCGAGCGCGGAGAAATCGACCGGCTGATGCTGCTAGTGCCGCCTCGGCATGGCAAATCGGAATTGGCTTCGATCAGATTGCCCGCCTGGTTTCTGGGGAGGCAATCGCATAAGCAATTCCTCTCGGTCTCGGCAACGGCGGAGCTGGCATCCGACTTCGGCCGTGTCGTCAAGAACACCATCGATAGCCCGGAATATCGTGCTGTATTCGATACGCGGTTAGCTGAAGATAGCCAAGCCAAAGGCAAATGGCATACTAGCGATGGCGGGATTTATTACGCGGTCGGTATTGGCGGGTCCGTTCTAGGCCGTGGCGGTGACTGCATCCTGATCGATGATCCCTATTCATCAATGCAGGATGCCATGAGCGAACTGACCCGCAAGAACGTCTGGGATTGGTACACCGGCACGGCTTACAATCGTCTGATGCCGGGCGGTTCGATTGTCGTCATCAATCACCGGATGCATGAGGATGACCTTTGCGGGCGGTTGTTAGCCCAGCAGGCTGCCGGCGGCGACAAGTGGGAAGTTGTCGAACTGCCCGCGATCAACGCATCAGGCGAAGCTCTCTGGCCCGATGCGTACCCGTTGGAAGCACTCGAACGAATCCGAAAGAACAGCCAGGCGCGGTTTTGGTCGGCACTGTACCAGCAGCGCCCCGCGCCGGAAGAAGGCGATTACTTCAAGGTAGATTGGCTCAAGCCTTATGAAAAAGCCCCGTCACTCAATACGCTGCGGGTCTATGGCGGATCGGATTACGCTGTCACCGCTGACGGTGGAGACTACACGGTTCACGCCGTCGTTGGCCTCGACCCTGAAGGCCGAATGTATCTGTTGGACCTCTGGCGAAAACAAGCCAGTTCCGACGAATGGATTGAAGCCTTCTGCGACCTCGTAAAACAGTGGAAGCCGATGGGCTGGGCGGAAGAACAAGGCCAGATCAGATCGGGCATCGGGCCGTTTCTGGATCGCCGGCAACGTGAGAGAGGCGCCTATGTGTTCCGAGATCAATTCCCGACAAGGGGCGATAAGGCAATTAGAGCACAGTCTATTCGGGGGCGAATGGCGCTTGAAGGGCTGTACGTTCCAGTACATGCCCCGTGGTATCCCGAGCTTCGATCTGAATTGCTTAGTTTTCCAGCGGGAAAGCATGACGATCAGGTCGATGCCCTCGGCCTCGTTGGACAACTGCTCGACAAGATGACATCCGGCCAGCATCCGCCCAAGCCCGAAGTTGTGAAGAACATATCCGGCTATAAATCGGCCGCCTCAGGCTCGACAGACGAATGGAAATCCTTCTGATGACAGTCGATCCGCAACCCTATTTACCGCCGAGCCCGCGCGATTACGGCTGGTACAACGGCAGGCCCGGTAAGCCGCGATGATAAGCATTTCACATTGGGGCATGTTCCGATTGCCTTGGCCTGCCTCAGTCGATTTGTCTCAGCCTTGGTGGATGTGGGATTTCAATCCATATCGTGAGAACTGATGCAAACGCTTCCCGCTGTTCAACCAAGTCAACAGCTCACCAAGATCGACCAGGGGAAAGACGACGACTATTACGACGTAAACCGGCTTCGCAGGCAATTCACCGATTATGCCGCGGCCAAAGATGCAGAAGCCCGCGAGATGGTGGAGGCCCGCCATTACTACCACGGGGATCAATGGACTGAGCGGGAAATCCAGGCGCTTCGCAGGCGCAAACAGCCTGTCGTCACCTCGAATCGGATCGTCCGCAAAATTGATGCGGTGGTGGGATTGGTTGAACGTCTCAGACAGGACCCGAAGGCTTATGCGAGGACACCCAAGCATGACGAAGGCGCAGAGCTTGCCACGGCTACTCTTAGGTTCGTCCTCGATAACAACGATTGGAAATCTAAGTCCTCCCGGATTGCGCGCGCAGGCGGCATTGATGGAATTGCTGGGATTGAATATGATCTCGTCCCAGGCGATGATGGCGATCCAAGTCTTGAAATGCATATCGCTTACGGGGACGGCTTCTTTTATGATCCCCGTTCCTACGACGAAGGATTCACCGACGCACGATATCTCGGCATAGCCAAATGGGTTGATGCCGAGCAGGCCAAGGAAATAGCCCCAGACAAGGCCGCTGAAATCGATGACCTCCTGGAGAGCGGCACCGATCTTATCACGGCGGCCGAAACCGACCGGGAAAAGAACTGGGTAAACACCAACGAGAAAAAACTCAGGCTTATAGACCACTGGTACATCAAGGGCGGCAAGTGGCGTTGGTGTTTGTACGTCGGCAATACCGTTCTGATGCAGGGAGTATCCCCGTTTGTTGACGAGAAGGGTAAGACATTCCCACGCTATCGGATGTATTCGGCCAGTGTCGATCATGACGGCGATCGTTATGGGTTCGTACGCAACCTGAAATCTCCCCAGGACGAGGTTAATCACCGACGTTCCAAGGCTCTGCATCTGCTCAACAGCCGCCGTGTCATATCGGACAAGGGCGCGGTTGACGATATCGAGGTTGCCCGCAGAGAATGGGCCAAGCCGGACGGCTGGGTTGAGAAAAATCCGGGGTTGGCGGTCGAGCCGGATCAGACGACTATTCAGGATTTCAAGGGCCAACTGGAGATGCTTCAGGAGGCCAAGAACGAAATCGAGAATTTCGGGCCCAACCCCGCTCTCATTGGTCAGGGGCTAGAGGATTCCAGCGGCCGCGCAATTCAATTATTGCAACAAGCGGGCATAGCCGAGCTTGGGCCGTATCTGTCAGCTTACAAGAACTGGAAAATCCGGGTTTATCGCGATATCTGGAATATCATCCAACGCTATTGGACCGGCGAGCGCTGGATCAGGGTGACCGACGATCAGAACATCGCCCAATTTTTCCAGATCAACAAGATGGAAATCGATCAGTACGGCCATCCTGCCATCGTGAACGCCATTGGCTCGCTTGATGTCGATATCATCATTGACGAGGGCCCGGACGCGGTAAACCTTCAGGGCGACGCCATGATGGTGCTGCAAAGTCTTGGGCCGCAGTTCCTTCAGCAGTTCCCCGAGATTGCCATCGAGCTGTCGCCGTTACCGTCCTCGGTCAAAAAGCCAATGCTCGACAAAATCCAGCAGAAGCAGAACGCTCCGCCGCCGCCCGATCCTAAAGTGCTGGCGTTGCAGGCCAAGGCGCAACTGGACCAGCAAACCGCACAACAGAATGCCCAGCAGAAGCAGGCTGAATTCGTAGCCGAACAACAGCGGCAGGCGCAAAAGGCCCAATTCGACCGGCAGCAGCAGCAAGAGCAGGCCGCATTCGATTTCCACCTCAAGCGTGAACAGGCCGCCGTCGATATGGAAATCGATCAGCGCAAGGCGGACCATCAGATCAACCTCGCCAATGTCAAGGCTCGCTCGGATATCGAGATGGCCAAGCAAAAAGGCGCGGTTGATGTGCAGCTCAAGGGCGAGAAGGCCGAGAAGAAGAAGCCTAAAGCCGACCCGATGGCGCAAACTGCGGCCAAGGCGCTAGAGCTGATAGCCGAGCATATGGAAGACATGAAGGAAATCGCCAAGGCCCCGCGCAAACTCATTCGAGACAAAGCGGGTAGGCCGGAATCATCTATCATAGGATAAAATCATCATGGGCATCGCGACCGCAACTCAGAATAACATTCTGAAGCTGATCTTCAATGCAACGGCATGGGCGAACGTGGCCGACAACGCCGCAACTTCACCGTTGACCAATATCTCGGTTGCATTGCATACCGCAGATCCCGGCATTGGCGGCAACCAGTCAACTTCGGAAGTGACCTATACGTCTTACGCCCGCGTCAGTGTGGCGCGCACCACGGGCGGTTGGACGGCCTCCAGCGCAGGCTCTACGAGCCCGGTTGCAGCGATCACATTTCCCGCCGGAACGGGCGGCACGGGAACGGCCAGTTTCTTCTCGGTCGGTCCGACCGGCGGCGGCGCGACGGCGATCTTCTGGTCTGGCACGGTCACGCCCAACATCGTCACCGGCAACGGCATCACGCCGCAGCTCACAACGGCGACAACAATTACACTGGTATAGCGTCATGAATATCTGCCTGGTCAGCAAGGACGGCGAACAGCTAACCGAAATCGTGGTAGCGGAGTTCGACGGCGGCCTGCTTGCGGCGGACGTTGACCTTCCGACTCGAAAGAATATCGTCGGCAAATTCGAGGGCTGGAAAATCCGCGCCGATGGCAACGATGTTTCATTGAACTATGCGCTTCCCCGGGTGATTGAGCCTTCGGAACTTTCCGCGATACGCTTTGGAAAAGGGGCACTTCAATTATGATTGTCTCAGCAGTAGGTATCAGCGTTGGCGCGGTGGATCCTGCGAATAAAGATTTGGCCGACAGAATCGCGGAAGCCATGCGGCAGGCCGTGATTAAAGCGCAGGCCGAAGGCGTGACCGATCCTGACGTTATCCGCTCACGCATGATGGAAGCGAAAGACAAATGCCTAGCGCCGTCGCCGGAATTATCGACCGCAACGGCGGCCTCCGCGTAGTCATAACCGAACGCTGGCGGATGCAACAGCATCTCGGGCATGGCGAACGGCTGTTCATCGTCCCTGATCTTGAACTGCAAGAGCCGGTGCCGTGGGGCCAGGTCCCCGACGTGATTGAAGCCGTCAAACAACACATCGCGTCGCTTCAATGACGCAAATTTTCCTGACAACCGCGTCAACTTCGCCTTGGACTGTTCCGGGGGATTTCACGGCGGCCGGGCATACGGTCGAACTCATTGGCGCGGGTGCCGACGGCTTAACAGGAACAACAGGCGCAAATCCAAAAGGAGCTTCTGGAAGTTCTGGCGGCAATTACCGCAAGCTCACTTATAGCAGTGGCACTGTCGGGTCATCCATCCCGTTCGTTGTCGATACGGGCAACAACGGTCTGGCTACAAAATGGCAGAGCAACGGCGTTGATGGATTAGGCAATAACCAAGCCGGAAGCGGCGGAAGCGGCGCGAGTCAGGGGACGAACGGCGACAATGGCACTCCCGCAATTACATACGCGGGAACCCTCTCGTTCCTTGGCGGTCCCGGCGGTGCAAATGCCACGAGCAATAGAGGGGGCGGCGGAGGAGGAGGCGCCGCCGGGCCAAACGGTGCAGGCGGCGCAGGGGGTGTTCCCGCCAGCACTGGAGGGGCGGGCGGCGGCGGTGCTGATGGCGGTTCTGCCGGTGGCGCGGGTTCTGCCGGTGCATTCGGTGCAGGCGGTAATGGTCCGGGCGGTACAGGAGGTGGCGCTACATCAGGCGCGGCCGGGACGGCGGGCACAGGCGGCGGCGGTGCTGGCGCCAGCGCGGTAGCCTCTGGTTCGTCCGGTACGGCGGGTGCAGGCTCGGCGCATACATCAGGCGGCGGGTTTGACGCTACTCACGGCCCCGGCGCTGGCGGCGGTGGTGGCGGACAGGTAACGGGCAGCGGCACTGGCGAAAGCAGCACGGGCGGCAACGGCGCGGCCTTTGGCGGCGGTGGCGGTGGTACTGGCGGTCTACGCGGGTCGGGCACGCAAACGCCGGGCCTCGGGGCGGACGGTCTTATCGTTATCACCTATACGCCGAGTGCGGGGGGTAGCGTTGGTGCGGCGTCGGGCACTGGAACGGCAACGGCAGTCGGTGCCTCTACGGCGGCTTCTCCAGCTTCCGCATCAGGAACCGGCTCGGCATCAGGTGTTGGCAAAAGCACCGCAGTAAGTATTGGCTCCGCGTCTGGCACGGGTACGGCGACCGGCGTTGGCAACGCGCTCATACCCGCGACAGGTTCGGCATCGGGCACGGGGACGGCGCTTGCAGTCGGCAGTTCGACCGCTGCCTCTGTTGGCTCAGCCAGCGGGACCGGGACGGCTACCGGAATCGGAGCAAGTACCGCTGCTGCTGTTGGCGCAGCAGCCGGGACAGGATCAGCGACAGGAATTGGCGCCAGCACCGCAATGGCAGTCGGTACGGCCGCGGGAACGGGAACAGCCGCGGGCGTAGCTTCATCTCCTGGTAGCGTCGGTTCTGCCTCGGGTGTGGGAACAGCAACCGGTGTCGGAAATGCTCTTGCACTGGCCGTGGGTTCGTCCGCTGGGACCGGGACAGCATCGGGTATCGGAGCCTCAACTGCCGCAAGCGTCGGCTCTGCATCGGGCACCGGCACTGCAACTGGAATTGGTGCATCCACCGCAAGTTCGGTCGGAACAGCAAATGGCACGGGTATCGCATCCGGTATCGGTGCCGCGACGGCTGCATCCGTTGGATCGGCGGGCGGCACGGGAACGGCGACAGGAATAGGGGCGTCAACCGCCGCTTCGGTTGGTTCGGCCTCGGGCGTTGGCACCGCGACGGGCATAGCATCTGCCGTTGGAAGTATAGGCGCGGCTTCCGGCGTCGGGACAGCCACAGGGGTAGGGGCTTCGACCGGAGCCAGCATCGGCGTAGCATCGGGCCTCGGTTCGGCCTCGGGCATTGGGACCAGCACGGCGGTTGCGACCGGGTCTGCATCTGGCGTCGGGACCGCCTCGGGTATTGGTGCTGCAACTTCGGCCTCCTTGGGGGTCTCAAGTGGAACGGGGATCGCGTCTGGCACGGGAGCGGCGACTTCAACCGCAATCGGCGTTTCAAGCGGCGTCGGTACTACGAGCGCGACCGGAGCAAGCACCGCTGCAAGTATCGGTGTGGCGAGCGGCATTGGAACGGCTACTGCAACATCTGCCGGGTCTTCTATCGGTGTCGCGGTCGGAACTGGCACGGCAACTGGTTTCAGCGCCTCCATTGTCGCAGCCGTTGGTCTAGCGGCGGGCGTTGGAAGCGCTTCTGGAATTGGATCAACGGGCGCTGATGCAATCGGCGCCAGTGGCCGGGCTACCAAGCCGCATAGCGGACATTCCTCAGCTTGGAAGCCCCTCAAGGCCCGCAAGAAGAAGCGCGAAGAGGAACTGGAGGAATTAGCCGAACAGCTCCGCGCGCTCGCGGCGGAAATTCCAAAGATCAATGCGCCGGCGGTTCAACCAATAGTTCAATTCGAACCCCTGATATCGGAATTTGTAGATCGGGAACGGACCTACCAAAGCGTCAAGAATATCATTTCGCGGGCCAAGGCCGACGCGGATTATCAGCTTCTATTACAGCGCCAGCGGGACGAGGACGACGAGGACGCGGCCTTTCTGCTGTTGCAATGAATCGTCCGCAGTTAACGACATAACTGCAACGGCGGCCAGCCGACAATGGCAAACGTGATCGCACGAAACGCGAGAGGACCACATGACTGTTGAGAATGAGGAACTAGACGAGGCAACGCTGTTCGAACAAGCCACTTCTGACGAGACGGAAACGGAAGTCGTTACGGAAGAACCGCTTCAAGTTGAACAGCCACGCGATGCGGATGGCAAGTTTGCGAAAGCAGACGAACCGGCGGAAGCAGTTGCGGAAACTGAGGCTGAAAAGCCCGCAGTGGACGACAACGCGCCGCAAGTGCCGTCATGGCGTGTCAGGGAGATCAACGAGGAAAAGCGTGCGCTTGCTGAAAAGCTGACAGCCTACGAGACTGAAAAGTCCCAATGGCAAAGCCAACAGCAGGAATTGCAGCGACGCCTTGCGGCTCTCGAAAAGCCGGCTGCGGAGGTAAAGGCTGAAAAGCCCGATCCTCTATTGGACCCCGAAGGTTATGAGAAGTACCTCGAAAACAGGTTCGAGGAAAGGCTTCTCAATGATCGCCGGGAATTTTCCCTCGCCAATGCTCACAAGACATATAAAACAGAGTTTGAAGAGGCTTACGCGGCTGCACAGAAGAACATCGATCCTGCTCTCAAGGCTCGAATGCAGCAGTCGCGCGACCCCGGCGAAACCCTGATGCAATGGCATCGTGAGCAGAAAACCATGCGCGAGGTCGGCAACGATCCGAACGCGTGGCTGGAAAAGAAACTTGAAGAACGCCTGAAAGACCCGGCCTTTCTTGCAAAGGCGCTCGAACAGGCGCGCGGTATCGCTCAACCTCAACAGCAAAACGGTCGCCCTCGGGTTGACCTTCCCCCATCCCTGAATGGCGCAAGCCGTTCCAACGCGGTGCTGCGGTCATCCAACGATGACCTGTCGGACGCCGAACTTTTCAATCAAACCACCGGCTGATCCTTTTCGCATCCGATAAAAACAACCCGCCTTAAGGGCGGGTTTTTTATTGGGCGGAAGTGACGGCCATTACTCTTAAGGAGCGTGGCCAATGGCCCTCACTTCCAATCATGTCAATAACGAACTCATCAAATTCCGCAGGACTGCGGCAGTTGATTTCCTGCGAAAATCAAGGTTCGACCCGTTCATGGGGCCGGATTCCACTTCTGTTATCGTTCGCCTGAACGACCTTGCCGCAGACGGCAAGGAAATCAACATTCCCCTCGTTACCCAGTTGGTCGGTTCTGGCGTCGGCGCCGGGTTGTTGCGAGGCAATGAAGAACAGCTAGATTCCTACGGCTTCCCCGTATGGGCCGACTGGGCACGCAACGCGGTTGCCAACAATCGTGCCGTGAACAAGGAATCGTCGTTTTCGGTTCGCTCTACCGCCCGCTCACTTCTGTCAGGATGGTCGCGACGTATCGTTCGCGACGATATCATCGACAGCCTGCTATCGATCCCGACTGCCACGGTGCAGGTCGGGCGCTTGCAGGGCACCAATGGCGGCAACCGTGTCAATGGCGTGAGATGGTCGGCGGCCACCACGGCACAGAAAAACGCCTGGGTGACGGCCAATCAGGACCGCGTGGTGTTCGGTTCGGCGATCTCGAACTATTCCACCACCTTCGCAACTGCTGCCGCCAACGTCGATTCCACTAACGACAAGATGACGGCGGCGGTGGGCTCGTTGATGAAAAACGTAGCGCAACAGACTGGTGTTTCCGCTTCCAATCCCGGCGTCTACAACGGCCTGCCCAAGATCACGCCGTTCCAGACCAAGAAAACCGATCAGGAATGGTATGTGTGTTTCCTCGGCTCCCGGGCCATGCGCGATCTCAAGGCCGATCCCGTCATGTTCCAGGCCAACCGTGACGCACGCGAGCGTGAAGGTTCCGATCCGACCAAGAACAACCCGATCTTCACGGGGGGCGGCCTGATCTTCGATGGTGTGATCTATCTGGAAATCCCCGAAATCACCCAGCGGCTATTGCTGACTGGCATCGGTGCTTCCAGCATCGCTGTTGAACCGTGCTTCCTCTGCGGCCAAGGCGCGCTTGCTTACGCCATGGGGCAGATGCCCCGTCCAACCACGCTTGAGGACGGGGATTACGACTTCATCACCGGCATGGGCATCGAAGCCCAGTACGGCGTTGGCAAGGTCGCCAAGGCGTCCCTATTCGATTCCGGCGGTACGCTGGTCGATTGGGGAATGGTGACAGGCTTCGTTTCCGGCGTCGCGAACGCTTAACCCCAGACTTAAAGGAAAACACATATGACTTATCGTAGAGACTGGGCACAGCCGCAGGTCGGTCCCATGGGCTTTGTCGGCAGCCAGAAGGTTATCGGCCGGGTCGTCAACGTTTCGGTCGCCGACAACGTGACGGGCAATACCATCGGCGCCTTCAAGGTGCCGGCGGGCTTCACTGCTACCGGCGTCATCATGACCGTTACCGACATGGATAGCGGTGCGGCCGGATTGATTGCCATTGGCGATGCGGCGTCAAGCACTCGCTATATTGCGTCAACGAGCATTCAGGCCGCCAGCACGGTTACCACGCTGGCAGCTACCGGACTTCTGTTCCTCAATACGGTGGATACGGAAATCCTCATCACGATTGCCACACAGTCGGGAACGGCTGTTGCGGGCACCGTGACCCTGTATCTCATCGGCTTCATGGCCCAGTAAGGAGACTGACATGCGAAAAGCAACTGCAACCTACGTCGCCCCTCCCGGCGATAGCAAGGTAGTCGAGATGGGCGGCATTACCTTCTTCGATGGTAAGTCCGTCGAACTCAACTCCTATGACCATGCTGGCCTGATATCGAAGCTGGAAGGAAACCAGCATTTCGATATCACGGTCGGTGAGGACGACAAGGAGGCCAAGTCGCCGGCGGCAAAGCGACGCGGCCGGCCATCAAATGCGGATATTGCGGCCGCGAAAGCCTTGGCAGAACAGACCGACAAGGACGCAAAGCAAGCGGCTGAAAAAGCGGAAGCTGCCAAGGCCGATCTGGAAGCCACGGAAAAGGCAACCGGCGAACCGCTCTCAGCGGAAGTTGCCTAACTTGATGGGGCGGTTCTCAAGCGGACTGCCCCATTCCCTTTAAGGAAAATCGCATGTCCAAAACCCGCGCCGATATTCAGTTCAAGGTAATCGCCATCCTGACCGGCGGCGACGTTGGACAGGTGCCATCCGCCGACGATGCTGCAGTGATCGATGGCTATATCGATGACGAAGTGGCCGAACTCAATGCCGATGTCACCTATATCGCCGATCCCGATGATTTGGATGATGCGTTGTTTCTGACGTTCTGCAAGTTGGTTGCCAATGCGGCGGCGGACGAATTCGGCGCTGCATCCGACGAAAACAAGGCCCTTCAGTTACGGAATAGATTGCGCGTTCTCACTCGGGAAACGCCGGGATTTGGCCCGCAAGAAGTGTGTTATTTCTGATGTCCGATTTTAGTTATCAGACGCTCGTGAGCGCGTTAGCTCCTCAGATGCAATCCCCAACGCCGCTGATGGATGGATTGAACAATGGAGGGCAGCAATTTGCACAAATTATTCCGAGCGTTCCGCAGCCTCACAATATTGAGGATGGCCCAGAATACAACAAATGGGATGAAGCACTGCAGCAATATGGGACAATTCGTCTACCAAAGGAGCGTGACGAGCCGCAAAAGTGGATGAATAAGTTCAATGACATATTAAAATCAAATGGCATTGATCGTGAAGATCGACCGGACGGCTCTGTTATTCTATCTAAGAAAGCCCTTACATCGTGACCGCCGTTCCGATCCCGTGGCCGCTCAGTTCATCGCCCGGAGATTCGGCGCAAGAGAGCGCGGGCCGTTTGGTGAACTGTTATGCCGAACCGCTTGGGAAGGATGTTCTGGCCAAGAAAGGCATGGAGCCCCCTAAGGTCGTCTGGCGCAAATCGCCTGGGCTATCGCTGTTCGGAACGTCGGGGCAGACAGGCTTTCGCGGGCAAATCCTTGTTGGAAATACGCTATATGCGGCATGGGCCAACAAGGTCACAAAATTCACCTCTGGCGGAATCGAAACGCTGTTGACGGGCTCGCTCACGGGGATTGAAAAGGTTTTTTTCGCCCGCAACAACAAATCAACGCCTGATGTGGTGTGCGTGGCACCGGGAACGGGGGCCTTCACTGTTACATCAAGCGCGGTTTCATCTTTTGCTGATCCTGATATCGGTGCGCCTAATAGCGTCTGTTTCATGGATGGTTTTTTCATTTTTTCATACGGCGATGGAACGCTACAGGCTTCAGCGCTTAACGATGTCACGATCAATACGCTCGACAAGACGCAAGCCCAGTCCAAGCCGGGCGGACTGACAAGATGCGTGGCGTTCAACGGCCAGTTGATCGCGCTGGGACCTAACTTCGGTGAAGTCTATTCGGATACGGCCAATGCCAACGGCTTTCCGTTCACGCGCTCTTATGTACTGCAACGCGGATTGCTGGGCCCCTATGCCCTTGCGGGTCATGAGGATGGTTTCGGGACGGCGTTGATCTGGGTGGCTGATGATAATTCGGTGGTGCAGCACAATTCGACGCCGAACCCGCTGAAGATTTCGCCAGCCGATCTGGATCGTTTGATTGCGGGAGTATCTGATAAAACTACTTTGGAAGCCTCTGTCTACATCTCGCAAGGGCATCCCAAATGGGTCATCAAATGCCCGATGTTCTGCTGGGAATTCGATCTTGGCTCTCAAAAGTGGAACGAGCGCAAGAGCTATTCGCTCGATACATGGCGGGCGATTGGCGGCTGTTCTGCTTTTGGAAAATGGCTGGTCGGAGACAGCGAAGGGGGCCGGTTGCTTTATATCAATCAATTCGCCTTCGATGAATTCGGCGATCCGCTTGTGATGCAGATGGACAGCGGACCGGTGCAAAACTTCCCGAACCGTACAAAGGTTGCGAAGGCCGATTTTAATTTTGTGACCGGGGTTGGTATCGCAACCGGACTTGATCCCATCGCGACAGATCCGAGGGTCGGGATTTCATGGTCGAACGACGGTGGAATAACTTACGGAAATGAATTCACCCGCGCGCTTGGCCGGCAGGCCACGACATCAAGAATTATGGTGCTTAGAACTGGTATGACCGGCACGACGGGGCGGCGCTGGCGCCTGAAAATAAGCGATCCGATCTACGCCGCATTCGAAGGCGGCTCGCAAGACACGCAGTTGAGGCGCTGATGGCAATTCCATTTCCCGGCAAGGACGTTCCAATAGTTGATCAAGCAACAGGTACGATGACACAGCCTTGGTATGATTACTTTCAGAACCATCAAAGGCTGACGCAGCTTCCTGACGTATCAACGGTCGCGCCGACCAACGGTCAAGTGCCAATCTGGAATGACACGACAAAACTTTGGACACCGGGGACAAACTGATGGGCCTCTTTGATCTTTTCAGCAATCAGACTGCCGAAGATGCAGCAGCGCAACGCAATGCTGGCTTGCAGCAGGGCTATGACGCGCTGTCAGGCCAGTATCAGCAAGGCAGGGATGCGCTCTCCACTGGCTACGGACAGGCGAGCAGTCTGTATAACAATCTGCTCGGCTCAAACACGGCCGGCGCAAACGCCTATGGCGATGCATCAGGCGCAAACGGCGCGGCTGGATATGGCCGGGCAACCGCAAATTTTCAAACTAATCCCGGCTATCAATTCCAGATGGATCAGGGACAGCAGGCGCTCAACCGCGCTCACGCGGCGGCGGGGAACCTTAACAGTGGCAATGCCGACACCGACGCACTGAAATTCTCACAAGGCTTGGCCAATCAGTCCTATCAGGGATATTTGGCAGGTTTGCAGCCTTACCTTGGTGGCCAACAGCAGGCCACGGCTGGCGCGGCCAATGCCGCAACCGGGTTAGGCGGAAACCTCAACCAGTCGTTCCAAGGACAGGGCAATGCCGCCAATGCCAACTATACGGCGCAGGGCGCGTCCAATGCTGCGGCCACGATGAATAACTATAATGTGGGAGCCAATCAGTTAAGCGCACTCACCGGACTCGCCAAGGGCGCCGGAAGCCTGTTTGGGATGTTCGCCTGATGGCCGGCATTGACGATATCCTTGCAGGCACAGGCGGCAATACCCGCGCGGATTTCTCGAACCTGTTTTCAGGCGGCATTGATGCATACAATTCCGGGCGGGATCAGAAGGCCAAGAATGACCTTCGCGATGCGTTCAAGGGCGGAGTGCCGCTAACTGCCGATGGACAGCCCGATTTCTCCGCAATGGCAAAGATCCTTTATCAAAAGGGAGGATTGAGCGAGGGAACGGCCGCAGCTCAGCTTGGGATAACCCAGCAGAACCAGCAGTTCGGCCAGCAGCAGAGCTCCAATATCGGCTCGGTTGAGCGCGGCGCTCCCCCTCCGCAGTCTGCCATTGTCAGCCCGCCATCGTCTAACCGATCGGCATCGACTGTTGTGGCTCCGCCGCTCAATCGTGGCGGTCAAGAGCAACAGGGCCAGGCCGGCGGAACGCTGATGCAGGTACTTTCAGCCCAAGGCATTCCCAACAATCAACTGGGCGCGGCATCAGCATCTATCGGCAGACAGCTTGGCGTCGATCCGTCTGCCCCGATTAACCTGCAGGACCCGCAAGTGCGGAATGTCCTGGTCCCGGCTATTCAGCAATTGAAGCGCATGGGGATTGGACAGGTACAACAGGGACAGCCTCAACCACAAGCTCAAATGGCACAAGGCCAGCCCGCACCGGTCACGGATGCCGCCACTACCACGGCAGCCCCACAAACGCCTTCCCGCAACGATCAGCTAATTGCCTATTACTCCGGGATCATGAGCGATCCGCGCTCGCCCAAGCAAAACGTCGATCTCGCAAAAACGCGGCTCGAAGCAATCCAGAGAAACAACGAGTTCACAGGTCCGCAAAAGGAATATGCCCAGGCTGTTACCCAAGGATACAAGGGCACGTTTCAGGACTTTGCCAGTGAACAAGAGGCTGGAAAGGCCGGCGCGACCGAACGCGCCAAGGCGGATGTCAAGGAACAGCAGTCCTATATCGACGCCGGCAAGACTGCTTCCAATCGTCTCAGCACACTCAACACGCTTTCAAATATCATTTCCAGTGACAAGAACGTCACCCTTGGCTTTGGCGCTGACACGGCACTGAAAGCGAAAATGGCTCTGGAGCAACTTGGCATCAATGTGGGCGACCTGTCCGGGTCGCAGGCCATTCAAAAACTCAACGCTACTCTTGCGGCCGAATCCACCAAGACCATGGGAGGTTCGAGACCAACCCAATTCGAGTTCAAGACGTTCCTAGGTAACAACCCGGGCTTGTTATTGGATAAGTCTGGCAACGAGCGCATGATCGGTATTTTCTCGCAACTGGCAAAGCGCGAAGTCGATCTCGGCAGGCTCGCTCGCAAAAATCAGGACAATTGGCAGAATTGGGATAACGTAGTCGAGAATTACGACAAGTCGCATCCGATGGTTGACCCTGTTACAAAAAAGCCGATCACGACGGATTCGATTGTCGCGCCGGGACCAAACAGGGGAGCGTCATCGTCATCAGGAACAGCGCAAGCCGCTAGTCCGCCGGTTCCGGGCGCGCGTCTGGCGCCTGACAAGAACTGGTATGTGCCCGATCCATCACGTCCAGGTAAATATCTCCGGGTTGTGCAGTAATGGCCCAACTCGAAGCCGTTGACCACGATCCATTTGCGGGAGCCGGAATTACGATCCGGCCGGTTTCTGACCAATCGAACGGGCCAAGTCTGGAGCCTGTAGAGCATGATCCATTTGAGGCGAAAACTTCGCCCGTGGGGCAGATGCTGGTTGATTTCGGCAATCAGGGCATAGCGGCGGGGCAGCGGACTTCCCCTGTTATCTCCGCTCACATGCCAAACCTGATCTCGGATCAGGTGCAGGAAAACGACGCCGGCGAGGCCATGTATATTGATCCGAAGTCGGGTCAACTGATGCCTACCGATAGCAACAAGCATGTGATTTTGCGTGATCCCAGCGACAACGAATTGAAGGTATTTGCTAGAACGCCTGAAACCAACGAGGGCGTTCTTTCTTCCCTCGGGCGGTTGTTGGGAATGGGCATGGCCGCGCCGCGAATGGCCGTCTCAAAGGCCGTTGCGCCCGTGATAGGGGCCGCAGAGCGGATAGGGGTTGACGTCCCGAAGGGCATCGCAACCGATAGCCCGCTAACCGCCTTCACCGCCCAGGTCGCGGCCCGTGCGCCCGGCGGCGGCCCTTTGATGAAAGCCATCGAGGACTCGCGAA